ATATGCCTCAATCCTTTGCATTGATGATAGAGTTTCCCCAGCTCTTTCAAACATCTTATCCTCAATAGACTTTCCTTCTTCTTCTTTTTGTCTACCAAGAGCCTTCTTCATACCCTCAACATCATTACCAAACTCTTCTAAAAATTCTGCAGTCGTTTCTTCTCTTGCCTTTCCCTCTTCATCTACGTATTTAATCACATATTCCCCTTCCTCGTTCATCATTGACATGTTGGCAATCAATTCTTGAGTTTCTTGGGGTACGTTAAATCCACTAAATGATATTTCAGATAATTTTTTATCTAATTCTTTTGTACCAATCGCCATCTTTTCGATGGTACCAAGTGGTAATCCTAAACTTCTCTCTAGTTCCTTCAATTCTCTTCTTGCCGAAGGTAATATTTCAAATCTTTGATTTTCTTCATTAAACTCAGCATATGTTGAGAACATTTTTGCAAGTTCTTCTTGTAACGCCCCAACATCATTCTGAGCCATGTCCATGAGTCTCAATGGGTCAGTAAGGGCGGCAGATGTTGTGCCAAGTCTTTGTAAAGTACTTGCAAGTTCAATAGCTCCTTCTGGGTCCATTAAATCGTCCGCAATACTAAGAGTATCAGTTAAATCAATTCTAAGGGCCGCAGCCTTTGCTGCCATTTTAGCAAGACCCTCAACTCCACTTTGGAATCCATATCGATTTAACTTATCTAAGTTAGATACTACATTTGCGGACACCAATCTTGCGTTAACACCAATTGCATTAGCAACCTGTGTAACATTATACATTTCTTTGGTAATGTCCTTTATGGACATACCAGCGTTTAAAAATCCTTCTTCTAATTGTTTTACGTTTTGACCTGTTACTTGTTGGGTTGCAAGTAAATTCTTATATTCTTCCCCACTAAGTGTAACATTTTTACCAAACACTTCTAGTGTACTTTCAGCAGCAGTTTGGACATCTTTAAAGTCCATCCCTATAAGTTGAACACTTGAAACTGCTTCTGTAAAGTTTTTTCTAATACTGGCACCTAAACCGGCACCATCACCCATTTTGTTTACAATTGATTGAAACGCAGTATCTACCTTAACAGCTGTAGATTCAAGTTCACCAAAAACTCTATTTTTAAGTTCTTTTAAATCAGTAGTTAGATAAAACTCCACTCCAACCCTTGCCATTGGGAATGTAGGGTCAGTCAGTCTTGACTCATTACCTACATTGAAGGCTTGTTTTTTAGCAAAAAAAGCTTCTGAAGCATCTTGAACTATTCCTTTTCCTTCGGTATTGGTTTCACCTTCGGTTTGCATCATCATCATACATTATAAATAATCAAATTTTACTTTTTGGGCGTGTTATATTCGATTATTTTATCCACCAAATATCTCCTCTGATAAATTGGTATTTTCAGAAAATCGGAATATGATGTATGTAAGAACTTGGCCATTATATAATATTGGTCAAGTAGAGACAACAGGTAATTAGAAGAAAGGGCGAAAAAACTCAGCCCCAAAAGCAATTCTTACATTGACTTTTTTTCCTGACGGGGCTGTTACTTCTCGGTTTAATTCAATTCTTGGCTCATTTACCTTTAAGAAATTTGCAATAAACTTTGAATCCATAATCGGCATCTGTTCAACAAACTTTGCAATCTCACCTCTGTCCGTAGTACCATTAAGTTCAACGATTTGTTTGTTGAGTCTCCAAGTCGCCTTCGGTGCGACTAAGTTTGATGGATATTCTTCCGCCATTCTTTCAAGGTCAGTAGCCTCTCCATAACTCATTGGTTTCAATTTTACTGAAGAATTAGACTTAGGAAGTTTTGTTACATAATGACCATTCTCATCAGGTTCTACCTCAGGAACTCTAAAAGACAATTCCTCAAGTGTAATTGTACGTTCAAATTTTTGACCAGTCTCAGGGTCAGTAAGATTAAAATTATATTCAGGACCAAAAGAAGTGGTTCTCAAAAACAATAAAATTGATTCAATATCACCTTCAAGCATGTCTCGTGGATTCAAATCAGGTTCGTACAGTTTACTACGAACAAGTCTCATAACAAGTTCTTCACCTGATAATTTACCAACACTACCCAAAAGATTTTCATCAGAGGCTGTCAGATAACCAACTTTAACACTCTTCTTTTTATTTTTATAAAATTTACCCTGACTTGGCAATACGACAATATCGTGTGGTAAACTAAGATTTTCTTGTGCAATAACTTGTTCGTTCATACTAAATTAATTTAAAAAAAAAATCCGCACAAAGTACGGATTTGTAAATAGTAATATAGTAAATAAATTTTAGTATACAAGTACACAATAGTCAGGACGAAGACCAACCTGTACAGTTGCAAGTCCGTCGTCACCATAACCTAACGATTGGAAGTCAGCCTTTGTGATGAAACAACCAATCATAAGCCATTTTTCTACAACAACACCTGTTGGGTCTAACATCTGAAGAGTTACGTCTTTTTTGTAACCCGCAGCGTAACCCATACGACCTGTTACAGATTCAGCGTGTAAACGTACCCATTCCATAAGTGCCTGAGCAGCTGATGGACCGATTGGGTCACGGAAAGTGACTGAAATTTCACCCCATTCGTATTGACCAGCAACGTATTTTTTAGTGTTCAAGAATGGAATTTCAACAGACTTGATAGTGATAGCTGGTCTTGCTGCAGACTCCACATACCACTCGTTGATACCAAGTTCGCTTGGGAAACTTAAAATGAACCTATTCTTTCTTTTGGGTTCATAGGGTATCGGCATTTTCATTAGTAAATCAGCCATAGTATTTTTTTGTTTTTAAAATTTTTATTTATTCTTTTGTTTATTAGATAAATAGTGTTGTTTTATTTTTTTTCTATTTACTTTAAATTTTTTTTTATGAAACTTATATTAAGTCCAGTTTATAAATATTATCCTTCATACTTTTTTCTTTCTCCTCCATGTGTTGATATAAATTGAATTATATTTTCTGGTCTATCTGAAAGTTTTTTATGCGTAAATTCTAAATTTTTCTTATCATCATCTGAAAAATATATTTTTGGTACAAATCTGTTTGAGATTTTATTTTTTAGATATCCTTGTTTGTGTAAATGACTCGAAATGTACTTTACATAACTTTCGAATTCTTTAAGAGCCTCTAATTTTCCTTTTTCGGGGCTACTCGCACTTCCCGAACCAAAAGTTACAGGATAATATTTGTTCATGTCCATATATGCTTCGATTAACTGTTCATCGGACATATCCTCTTCTCCAGCAATGTCTCTGAACTTTCTGAGATTTCTAACCAACTCTTTCTTGGAAATACCTTTAAAATCGAGTTCAATCATATTTTCGATAGCTTGTCTAATAACAAGTGGGGAGTGTCCTCTTGCGGTTACAATTGAAAAAATCGACCCATTATTAATGGCTTCTCTAAACGTATCCCACTCTGGTCCAGGTTTACCTAAAAGTGAGTCCACTATAAATCTTTTATCCCCTTTTGTTGTAAAGTGCCTGTAAGGGTCAGGAGCATATCCTACAATTGTTTTACCTTTGTATTCAAAATTTTCTTTACCAACTTGATGTCTGTGTTCGGCAAAATCTTCTGTGGACATTCCAATTTCTTCACCCTTATCATCTACAAGGATAATCTGAGTTGGCATTGTCATAATATTGTCGTCCCAATCAAAAGCATAATACTCAATATCAGGAGTCATTTCTTCTTTAAAGTCTTCTACTAAAATAACTTTCATATTCTATAAATATATTAAAAATAAAAAACCCCCGTTTCCGAGGGTTTTTAAATTTATTTTTGTTTCTATTATAAGTTTTCGAAACTTGCTCCTTGTGGAGTGATAATAAACTCGATGTCGATAAATTCAAGAGCCTTAGTTGGCTTCAAGAAGATACGTCCTGACATTTGGTTAGAATCGAACTCTTCAGGGTTGTTAGATACAGTTACACGGAAGTCAGTAATACCTCTGTCTCTACGGATTGCATCCAAGATTGGGTTTACAGAATCCAAGAACTGTTGTCTTACTACTGCGTCGTTCTGTTCGAAGAGTAATCTGATTGCCACTGCTGAAATAAGCTTACGAGCTTGTAATAACAAACGTCTTACGTTGATTCTATCAAGAGGACTTTCTCTTAATTGGAGGGTCTTATTACCCCAAATTACTGTACCAACGTCGTTGAATGTTGCAATTGGGTTAATTCTACCTTGATAAAGAGTATCTCTGTCAAGTTGTGTCAGTCTACGTCTTGCTCTTACTGAGTTAACAATACCTCTTGTGTAACCCGCAGTTGCGAACCAAGGGAATGAGATATTATCTGTAAGTGCTAAGTTACGACAAACTTCAGCTGTTGGTGGGATGTAGATTTGAGTGTTGAATACACTATCACGAGTAAGTACCCATGGGTAGTAAGTAACAGTGTAGTTAGAATCTAAATCTTGTGATGCCAAATCATCCACCGCATCTTGTGGATAAATGAAATTATCCATAGAAGTTGAAGGTTGATAAACATCAAAGTCAGGAGTTGTCATTACATAAATTGAGTCAGCTCTGTCAATTTCAACCATACTAATTGCAGTGTTTACAAGTTGTAGGTTGTTAGTTGAGTCAATACCTGGGGTTGCCAACACGTTAATGTTGATAATAGCTGGGTTGTTAAGAGTTTCAATACCAATACGGTATGCGTAGAAGTCAGTATTAGCGTAGTCAGATGTGTTATCTTCTACTCTAATTTGTCTGAACATACCCCAACCTGTTGCGTTAGGATAAGGTTGACAACCTGCTCTAGCACCTGCAAGGTATTGAGACTTACCTAATTGGAAGTTATCTCCGTTTGTTCTGTACTCACGGTAGATATCCCAACCATCAAAACCACCTGCCGGAAGAACTGTAAACTTACGAGAATAAGTTCTGTAATAAGGGTCATTTGAATCTATTGGGTCATTTTGGAAAGTAGTTATACCTGTCTCAAAAGCTGTTTGACCTGAGTTTACATATACTGATGAAATTAAAACAACAGACGCCCCACTATCCATGTGGAAACCTTTAGTTTGTTTGTTCCAAGAAGTGTAAACTTGTTCAGTACATGTATAAGCTGTAGGATTTTGTTTACCTTTGTATTCAAAGAAATTAGAGTCCCAACCAACAGAAGTACTAAAACCTAAGTATGTTCTTCTTACATTATCTCCTGAACTAATGATTGTATTATCATTACCATTAGATAATCCAAATGGAGGATTACTTACAGTTTCACCAGGAAACGCATATTTAGTTTTGTAAACAGGAAACACTTCTGTAAATGCTGCGTTGTTAGAAGAATCATAAGTTCTAACAGTATAACCTTCAAATCCACAAGGAATTGCATCCGCAGGTGCGTCTTCATTAACCTCTAACATAATATATTTAGAGTTAATCGCGTATTCACCGTCAGCAGTACCAACTTTCTTAGCAATGTAGTTATTTTGTGATGGGTCCATTGTACAGTTAGTATATTTTTCAATAACAACTGGATTTTGGTCAGTATCAAAATAATCTCTAACTAAAAGGTCAAATGTTAATCCATCAAAACTCATGTTAGCCAATGAAACTTTAACTTCTCTGTTTGCAGCGTTACCGTCAGAAATAGTTATATATCGGAACAACTGATATACAGTGTTACCGCGAAGTTCAGATACAATCCATGGAGAAAATGCTGTCTGATATCTTTCCAAATAGTTACCTAAAGACAACGCATTACCAGGAGCTGCTGATGCCGCTCTTTCATTTGCGATGAAATTAGGATTAATACCTCTTATGGCTCCTTGTCCGTATGAGTAATTCAATAATGTTGGGAAGTATTCTTCAACAAATAAAGGAACGTCAACTCTATTCTTTTGGAAGTTACCTGTACCAAATACCTTACCAATAAAGCTAGTCTTTGTATCATCTAATGACGCTTCAAAACTAAACGTGTTACCGTCTTTATCTGTACCTGTAACTCCAAATTCCGCAAAAGGATTAGATTGTGCATCAACATAACTACCTGTTGTTACTAAAGTTGAGTCTCCAGTGCCTGAAACTTGGTAAAGTGGACCGTTTTGAGTTGTTGTGTATTCAGTAATACCTCTTGAACGAAGAGTTGCAAGAATTGTATTGTTGTATCCTGAATAGGTACCCATAGTACCAGTAAATGAAAATAATCCGCCTTCTAATGTACCTGATGCCACTCCAGAAACTCCTGGTGCTAAATCAAGTGTTCTAAAGTAAAAAGAATATCCACTATAATTTATTGAGGTTACTGCGTCTATTGGATTGAATGCTCCAAAATACCAAGCGTCATTTTCAGTATCAGTCAAAGTAACGGCACTGAATGATAATTCAGGAATATCAAATGCATTAGTTGTAACCCCAGTCCAATCAATTCCAGGAGTCGACCCTGTACCTAAAGCTCCCCATACAACTGCGTTTGCACCTGTACCAGTGATTGTAGTTTCATTTAAAAGGAACGCATCAACATCGCTCTGATATGTTGATGTACTACCGTCAAATTTTCTATAAGTTGTATTAAGGTCTTGATAGAAAGGTTCACCTGACATAGAAGACCAATCTACTACTACAACACCTGTGTTTGTGTCCGCAGTATATGGAATTGCACTTAATGTTGCTTCATTATTACTATCAATAACTAAAGTTGACGGGTCTAAATTTGCCATTGCTGTTAATGTCCAAGAAGGACCTGCATCATATCCAGAAAGACCCAAAACTCTAGATACGAATAATTGGTTAGATTGCTGTAAGTATGCTTTAGCGATATACGCTGCTTCATACTTTGGAATTTGTGTGTTCACAAATTTTTCAGGTGATGTCGAACCAAAATACGCTTCGAACTCTTCAAAGTTAGTCACAAAAATCGGTTCGAAAGCCGGGCCCTTGAGTGTTTCACCCACGATACCTAGCGTTGTAACACCAACACTTTGTGCAACGAATGAAAGTTCGGTTTCGGTTGTATACACACCGGGAGAAACGAAAACTTTTGTTGCCATTTACTTTTTTGTTTTTAAAGATTTATTTTTCAATAAATACTATAGAAAAAACCAAAAGTTTTTAATTTCTTAATCTATTTATTTTAAAGTAAGAATAAATTCTTACTTTTTTCTGCTTTGAAGATTAAGAACCTTAAAATATCAGAAGAGTCCCATACAATACTAAAAAAATATTGTATGAAAAAAGGATTAAAGATACATAAATTTTTAGAAAATTTAATTATTGAAAACTGTTCTGAGAAGAAAGATTTGTACGGTGAACTATAAAGTTAGTTCTACCGCTAATTGAATTTTTGCCGGTATTGTATTGTCAGTCTTCTGTACCGTAATTGATAAAACATCGTCGCTGTTTAACCTTATTACACCGTCAACATTATCAAAAATATTACTCCCATAAAATAGACCATTAATTAATACATCGTAGGTGTCGATATTATCTAAACCAACTGATTTTAAATTAGCGGGATATTTGAACTCCTGTGTAAAATTATTTTCACCAAATGGAAAATCAAGTACTAAATCAAAATTTGAAGTATTATCAAGGGCTCTTCTATTTTTTTTAATTTTAGCAGACCTTTGATTTGTCTCAAGTAATGTAAAAGTTCTACTAACCCCAGGACTTACTTGAAATTCATTTTCGTCCATCAAAAATCCCATCATTGTAAAATTATAACTCTGAATATAATATTTTCTCTTTTCGATTTCAGTAACAGATTCGTCTTGTAGGTCGTCCATAATAATTGGAATATAATGACCTTTTATTACTGTGTAAGCTTGACGGGAAGAAAATTTTTCGACGACAACTTTATTAAATGAGTTTAGTTCTCTCATTCTGTTACAAATAATTTTAATTGAGAACTTAATATCAACAGGAACTGGCTGAGGTATTGTATATACATCCATACCCCTAACTCCATTATCCCAATTTGGTACCATCGCATAAAAAAATTGTTTTCTATTTGGTATTGTATATTGAAGTGAGGGTAGTGTACCATACTTCACTTCAGGACTTCTAACAGTAGTAATTACAGGAACACTAACATTTTTATCTAAATCGTTTATGTTCCATGTTTGAGTGAATTGAGCCCAATTTTGAGTTGTAATTAAAATATCAACAACAGGTACTACTTTTCCATCAACTACAACCCTTAATTCATTTTTCACAAAATCTAAAAACCCCCTATCTAAATCTTCGTGTAGAATAGA